TATCTTAGTATTAGTACTTGTTGTTGCATGCGCTACTATTAACGAACGCATTTTATTTATATATTCTTGAAGCCCTTTTATCATTCTTACATCAGATTGAGGATAAGGAGTTCTTGTATGTAAACTCATAAATGGTACAATTGGATAATCTTCTATTGGAAGTTCTCTGCTGTATAAATGTTTATCACCCATTATAACGCACATTTTAACTCGTTTGATTTGAGTTACAACTGTTTGTATTAGTTGTCGTTCAATAAGTTCTGCAAAACTTACCTCTTCAACATTAATAGGCTCAGGTGCAATAGGAACTTCTGCATTACCATCTAATCCCATACCCGTCATACCAGATTCCATTTGAGTTTGATACTGTTGTCGTTGTTGCTCTAATTGAGATAAAATTACCTTTGCTTGTGCGGGGTCATCAATTATTTCGCCATTAATTATATATGCTTGTTGTTGAACGTAGTCAGCATATTCATCTTCATTTAATAATAATTCTTTTTTACTCCATATTTCATAAACTCTATATCTTTCAACCATTATTTTATAATAACGCTCATAACCTCTAAGATATTCAGTATTATCTGTTCTATCTACATCTTCAGGAAAATGAGTAGACATATCGTTAGCTCTACCTGTTTCTGGTCTATCATGGTCATAATCACCAGCGTTATTAGCAGCATTCTTAATAGCTTTTTCATACATAGGATATAAGTTAGCAGCTTGCTCTCTAGTAAATAATCTAGATATAATAATATTTTCGGCGTCATTAAAGAATCTATCTCTACTATTTGGGTCTACATATACATCAAGTGGGTCTACATCGTGAATACAAACTTCTCCCTTACCCATATCCATCATTGGGTCTTGGTATACGTGTATATACCCTAGTCCCATTACATAATAGTCATCTATCATTTGCCGTACTGCGGTTCGCCCATCAGATATATCATACATATACGCAAGCATAGCACTCATAACTTGTGCTACTTTATTATCAGAATCTTCTCTAGGAGCTACTCTAAATGATGGTCTGTTTGCAGACATCATAGATTTTGCGGCTTCAACAGCAGGATGTACTCTATTTACAACTACAGGCGCTTGACCTCTAGCTTTTAATATATCCTCTTGCTCTTGCGTCCATTGACGACCTAATCTAAATTCTTTATCTTCTTTTGCATGCTTAGCCCAGTTATCACGTTTAGAACCATATTTCTTGAATAGGTCTAATGTTTCATCAACTAAGGGTTTGCCTGAAAGTTTTCTTTTTGCGGTATATGCCATCTTGCAATTTAACTCCTACATAGTCATCCAATCAAGGAATTTCTTTTTCTTCTTTTTATCATACTTTTTTTCGTCATATTCTTTAAGTCTACACGGCTTTGCTCCATCTAATGCTGTCCATACAGCATCCATAACATCATCGTGTTTTCCTCTAGGGTATGATAGAAATTCTTGTTGGGGTTTTATGTCTTCTGGTCTAAAATAAAATTGTTTTCTAGCAAACATTGGAACCATAGACAATAATCGTTCTGATTTTCTAGTTCTTGGTTTTACACCAGCCTCTAATCCTGGTATGTATAACCCTTTTTCTTTCATTATATCTCTAACACCTACACGCAACGCTTCCTGATAACCTGTCGTCTCTATCTTAACTCGTCTAGGTTTAAACTTTGTAAATGTATCAATAATCATATCTGGCTGTTTAGAAGGAGTAACTCGTTCTCTTTTAATATCTATTACATATTTATTGTTTTCATTGTCTACGCCAATAGTAGCAATAACAAAATAGTCTGCTCTAGCTGACAATGAAGATGCGGGGTCTACTCCTGAATACACTTCGACAGGTATTATCTTTTCTTCTTCGTCTATTGTCCTAACTAGACATCCCTGTCCATTACGTATCTCATAATCGTAGTGATGCATCTGTATCCACTCAGGTTTAAATGGTGCGTTATCTGGTGACTGAGCAATATTCATATACTCTTGGTAAAATCCATTTAAGTTACCAATACTAGCAAATTCGTCTTTTATCTGCATTATACGCTCATGCGGAAATCGTTCAGGCCATATACTTTTCTCATCGTCATCCCATATACTATACCATAGAACATTCCATGAAGCAGATTCTTTTATCCAATACAAAAAACAATCTTCTGATATAACCGTGCCAATCATTACTAATTTACCATCATCTGATAACGATGGTATTACCGCTTCAGTCATCCACTTTTTATTCTTAGCTCTAGCTTCTGGTGTATACGCATTTAGTTCAGACTCAAAGTCGTCTACAATAATTAAGTTAGGTCTTGTATCTCCCTCAATAAACCCTCTAACTCTTTGTCCTGTACCCACAGCTATAATTCTAGTACCATTAGCAAGTATAACATCATTGTTAGTCCATCTCTTAGCAGTAGTAGGTCCCATTTCTCCAAACAATTCTCTAAATGTATCTGAATGACTTAAATGATATTTGATTCTAGATAAGAAGTTAATTGACTGAGTTTGTGATTCTGATATAATAACAATAAACAAATCCTCATCACTACGTTTAAACGCAGCTTTCCATAATGGGAATATAAGTGAGGTAGTTGTACTCTTGGCTGTACCACGAGGGGCCGCTATTGCGACCCTTCGCTGTTCGTTGTCGGATAAGGACTTGTAGATATTGAAGTGAAAAGGAGGTATCTCCTTTTTGAGGGCTGTTGGGAAGCAGTACCTTCCAAACAATGCCATATTAGTATATAATTTCTTTAACGCCTGCTGTTGAGCATAGCGTTCTTCGTAATCACTCATCTATAGGTTTAGTAGTAGTCCTTGATGCTTCTATGTGTGATTCTTCTTTTACTATATCATCAATCATAGAAACAGATTTAGACTCTATCTTATCTACCGTTTTCTCCATATACTTTTCTTTCATGCCATGCATATCCTGCAAGTTCTCCACAGCACGCATTATACTAGGAACATCCTTCTTGTCCTTAGCCATTCTAATCGCATCCTCTAATAAATTAAGAGTATACTTTTCATTTAAGCCATGTTCTTCCAATAGACTTGATAATTCTTCTCGTACCATCTTTTTAAAGACCTCCGATTTCATAGTGCGCTTCCATTTACGTCTTTGAGAGCTAGTTACTGAGCCTAGTGCCCATTCAATAGCTATATCGTAATCTGGCTTTAACGCATACATTGTTGCCAGGTTTTTCATCTTCTGCTGACCTGCCTGGACTTCTATATAACTCTTACCTGTAAAAGTTACATTAGTTTTGCGACCAGCAACAATAAGTTTTTTAGAATCATACTTAGGATTATAAAAGGTATAACCCCAAGGAAAACGCATATAAATGCTAGAACGACCATTTTCTGCCACATAATCTTTCTTTTTGATGACCTTTGCAACATAATCGTCATCAGAGATTGCATATTCTCCTTCTTCTGCTTCTTTCCAGTGTTTAAATGTAATCCCATTATCTTCTGCTTCGTTCTTCCTATAGACCGTATAGACTACTTTGCCTCGGTCTTTATGGTTAATTGGTATATCGTACATTATTTAGTAGGTGCGTTATATATATCTTCTACTTTATTATAGCTATCCATAGTATCGTTTACCGCTTTATTTCTAAATGATTTTGCATATTTAGCTGCAGCAGCAACAGCTCCTAATATTTGATTATCTGGGTTCGCTAATGCATTTTTTAACTGCTCATCGCTCATATTAGCTAATTGTTTTGCAGTAAAACCTGTTAGTTCAGCTGATTTAGGACCAAAATACGCAGTTGATGGCTTTAATACACCATTGTGTTCAACGGTTACAATATCTCTTAATGTTTGTGGCTCTACTTGAGCATAAGAACCAGCTGGGCCTTGTGATACCCACTCTCCAGTATCTGTATTTAAATATCCTTGCGTTCTTCTAGGAGTTCCTCCTGCAGCACCAGATTCATGATACATTGTATGATATAAAAGGTTGTTAAAAACATTACTAGGAATCCCTGTTTCTCCTTCACTAAAAGCAGATGCTCCTAATTGAGCTAACTTTAGTAATTCTTCATTAGCTGGTTGGCTCATTTCTTGAGCAAACCTACCCATTTTAGCCTCATCTTGAGTGGTTTGGTAGTGTTCTCCCCAAAGTTTTGCCAATTCATTAATTTCCATTACTTACCCATAGATTTAGCACGCTCTTTACTGCAGTTGCAGTTCCATTTACGCAATGCCTTGTTTATTCTGCTGTTTGGGTCGTTAGCCGTCTTCGCCCCCGTTAGTCTACGCTTCATTCCACACATT